GGATTGGTTGGAGCGTAAGGAGCTGCAGAATAGCCACCGCCACCACCGCTAAAGAGATTACCAAATCCGCCACCGCCGCCCATTGTGCTTCCTAAATTAGTAAAAGCATCTCCTAATGGACTATAACCTTGATATTTGCTATATGCAGAGGCAGCAGCACCTTGTGGTTGTAAATACAGATTACCTGCGGATGCTCCTGCGCCAGATTGTAAACGAGCTAGTTCTTGACTCATTGCAAATGGTCTTTCGCCCATCCCTTCAACAGTACGAGCAAGTCCTAGTTGTGTCTCAATCGGTAAGAATGAACCACTGAACAATGATGGAATACCCGCAGCAAGTTTACCGCCAGCACCGTACAGTTCCCCACCGAACCGAATACGATTCATGGCTTCTGTGTCTGCTTCTGCAGCTAATGCTTTATCTTGTTGGAAGATAGAATTATAATATGCCTGTAATGCAGGATTAGACGGCGCTCCGCCAGTTCCTGTATTGACACCTAAACCACCACGACCTGTAGCATAGTTACGAGCATTGATTCTACCAAACTCAGCAGCACGACTAGGTTGTAATAATCCTTGTCTATCTGATATGTATTTAGCTGCAACCTCTTGTGGGTTTGCACCTAAATAGTCACCGCCTAAGTTAAATAACGATGCTGCTCCACCGTAAATAGGTTCTGTTAGTTGTTGTACACGAGTAGGATCGTATCCTGTAGCTCCCATTGTAAATCGATTACGCAGAGCTTCTAGTTGCGGATCTAATGTGTATCCCGCCTCAGTGACTTGACCAAGATCGTTTACGTTAAACCTAGAACTTCCGAAGCCAGTCCGTAGTCCGATAGGACGGAACGAAGCCATGTTGGAAGCTCGGTCTCCAGCAGCTCTAAGCGCCTCGGCTTGTCCTCTAGCAGCATCTGCTCCTTTGCCGCCAGAAATTAATCCGCCAACAGTCGATAAGAGTGGACCTGCGAATGCACTAACTATATCACCCATTACTTGCTCCTACTGTAGATGTCATACATTTGTTTATCATTACCTAAAAAGGGTTGTTCATATTTAAAACCAATTACTTTGCCAAATTTACTTAATTTATTATCTCGTTGATTTACCATTGCAACTAAAGGACTGTTTATTAAATACTGTAATATATTTAAATCTTCCACATACTTTACTTTTATTTCTGGTGTCCACTTTCGTACATCTGTATGAAACCACAACATACCTTCAAAGAACTCTAAGTACATTGTGTAGTCGTCTCTAAGGACTACAGGTACTTTCATATTAGGTTTTCATAATAAACGCTAATGCGTAGTATGGAGGCAAGTTAGCATCTGTACCACTTGACCCAGTAGAAGCATTAGTTGTTGCTACACTAATACTTGTAAAACTTGTCCCAGTAGGATCAGAAGTAGTTACAGGAGTAGCTTGATTAAATCCGTTTAGATAAGGAGAATCACCACCAGTACCAGCATAGTATTTATTTAATGTATGATTGTGTCCGGGGTCTGTCACAACCGATGTAGCAGTATGGGTATGGCTTACAACACCAGCATCTTTAGTACCGCCAGTTTGTGTGTTGCTTCCAGTAACTGTGGAGTATGCTACACTAGCAGTATCGCTGTGAGCGCCAATGATAAATCTGTTACGCAGATCAGGAGTGCTGTTAGAGCCGTTACATAATACCCATCCTGAAGGGATACTAGCAATCGTACCTGACCACATGGATATTAATCCACTAGGAATTGCATTAGCTAATACAAACGCTGTGGTTGCTAACTGAGTTGTGTTCGTACCTGAAGAAGCTGTAGGAGCAGTAGGGGTTCCTGTTAGTGCAGGGCTATTTAAATCTGCTTTAGATGAAACAGCAGAAGCTACCGCAGTTAACTCAGTATCAATCTCTGTGCCTTTAACAATCTTACCTGAGTTACCAGTAGGTAGTCCGTCTTTAGCTGTAAAGTTAGTTGCTTTTGTATAGTTTGCCATGTTGTGTCCTTAGACTAGAGTCTTTCCTTGCTTAATTGCTACGTCTATTTTCTGAATTGAAACTGGATTACCATTAATATCTGCTTCTAAGCCTAATTGCATTACAGTTCCTTGACCACCAGCATTAATGTTAAAACGATCTAAAACAATACCTGATGTATACTCAGCAATGTTATATTCTGTTGATCCGGGAATAGTATCTACAGTAGAATTGTTATATTCGTATATCGTAGCAGGGTCTAAAGTATAAGTAGTAGCTTGGTAGCTTTCGCTATAATCAAACCCCCATTTAACTGCTACGGATTGATTTGTACCACCGATTAATATCCAACCAATCTTCTTCAATATTTTAAGATTTGTAGAAGCATCAAAGTCAAAGTAGTTAGTATAATAAGCAAGACGATAACTAGAAGTATTATCAGCATAACCGTAGTACTTACCAATATATCCCGGCTTACCTATATATAAGTCTCTAGCTTGTGTTACAAAGAATGCTTTAGGCTCTATACTGTCCCAGACTGTAACTCTCATAGAACCATCTTGCAGCGCAGCACGAGTATCAAAGCAATATACAAACTTAGTTGTAGGAAGCGTTAATAAATAGATAGCATCACGCTCGTAGTAAACACTTTTAATCTTAGTTAAGTCTGTCTCTGAAAACACAGCAGCCATTAATTCATCACGAACATTCTTAGAGATGTCTCGCATTGGCATAGACTTCTCTTGAACTACTCGCTGTAGACTACGAACCCCTGAGTCAGATAAAAACAAAACATCTGTTGCAATATTCTGTACTGAATCTCTAGCGATACATCCTACGTTATAAATAACCTCAACAAGAGTTAATGCTCCTGTGTCTAAGGGATTAGCATAGATTGCTATATTCTTACGACCAAAGAATATGATATATCCATTATGTGCTGCAGCAGCTACTACAGGATCACCATTAGGTAATACTTCTTGTAGGTTTAAGTAACCAGCAGAGCCGTTTAAGAAGTCTGTACCAGCTAGTAAATCACTGAAGTAAACAGTCTGAGTGTCTCCACTGATACCACCACACCATATTCGACCATAAGCAGACAATACCCAGCTAGGCATAAATGTTGATGTGCTATGATTAGAAGGTAACTTAGCATCATCTCCTACACGCTGGTAACCAAATGTACCACTATCGTGCGAACTAAAAGGATTACCAGAAATAGGTAACTCGTGATACACCAGCATAGGATGTGCTGCTTGTGCTAAATATACATGAGCTTGGAAGTCTGTAACATCTCCATAAGACATCGCAGCGCCCTGCCAGTTATTAGCTGTAATAGTATAAGTAGCGTTACCACTGTTAGTAGTGTTACGCACTGTCTTAGTAGTCATTGTAGTAGTTCCTACAAATAACTGATTATTACCAGCACTTAACACTTGATTACTGCCACCATCTACTAATTCAAATATAAACTCTACTGCATTACCTGCTCCTAAGTCAGTATTAACTGTAGAGTTTACTGTGGTCCATCCTCGTCTTGCACCGATACGCCCGTACTTATCGATTACACAGTTTTGAGCTTTTAGTGCATAGCCAGAAGAAAGAGTAATACTAGACTCTTGTAGATTAAGTCCGTAAAACCCCGGTGCTGCTATAGACGATGTTAGTAACTTACTAGCCATTAGACCCAGTTCCACTGAGATTCTTCAATATAGCGATTTGATTCTAATGAAATAGCATCCGCTAAACTTTGGCGATACAGTACATATGTCTCACCAGACTGTACACCTCCGTCTTCACCACGCTCTGCTTGCGCCCTAGCCAATGCACCTAAGATGACTGGTTCTTCAGGTACTAGCAGAATATCAGCATTAACTGCTAAAGGTACTTGTGGTTTAATAATGTTAAAGCGAAGGTTATAAGCACCGTTAGGGATTGGAAATAAATCAACCTGTGTGTCGCCGTTAGCGTTTGTACCATTAAAGTTATAATACTGTGGCGACCCTTTTTGTGCTGTTGTCAACAAGAACTGCTGATCCATCCAAATCGTGGAAGCATTCTCAACGAATAAGTTATCGGTATCGTTAAGAACATCAATAACCCGAAAGCGTTGACCAGAACCTGTTAATACATAGTTAAATACATCGGCTGTTGTTGTGGCAGACAGTGTCTCTGATAAAGCATTCCAGTTATAGGAATCTTCAACTTGACGCTTAGAATCGTTTACGAATCTAGCGATGAGCTTAACATAGGCGTTATCGGAGACAGAAGAAGCCTCTGGCTCTCGAAGCCGAATCAGCACATCATTTACAAGTTGAATATAGTTTAACGAAGCCATTTGCTATCCTATCATATTTTCACTGTTTTGTCAAGTAAAATCTCAACAATCCCACTTCTTTAATGCTAAGGCTTTACGAGTAGGTCTGCCTTTTTCATCCTTCATCGGACCTTTAACACCTCCCATCCTTGCACAGAAGCTCTTACGTCTTCCAGCCGCTTTAGGGGACTTTGCAGCCTGTTTAGCGGAAACTGGGGGCTTGAGGTCAGCCCCTTCAGTTCGCTTGAAGTAAGCCCTTCCTTTGGCGTTTAAACCACCTTCTGGGTTCTGATATGCTTTCTTTGGCATTATTTCTTCTTTTTAGCTGTTTTAGCAGATTCTTTGAAGTCCTGCGCCGACGGTGCGCCTTTGCTGCCAACCTTACGCATCTTCTCGCCGGAACCCGCCTTAATACGACGGCGTTTAGCGGCGATATTGGCATAGAGACCCGGCTTAGTAGCCACGGATCGCTCCCATCTTCTTCATTGGTTTAGCCACTACTTTAGCACCAGTCTTCTTAGCATACGACTTAGCTTGTTTCTTACCCTTAGTTGTATAGGGGAACTTCTTATCTTTGACCATTGGCATATTATTTCCTTTTAGTTGTTATACAAAGTTTTGTACGGTACTGCGTTGTTCTAATTCTAATGTTACAATACAGCTTGCATTCGTTGCACCAGTTTCAATCAATACACGAATCTCATCATGCTCATCTAAGACTACATGAGCTTGTCCATCAATGCGTAAGAAGTTCTTACCTGTTAAAGAATAATCATATACTACAGCAATCTCTACATTCTCAGAAGAATCATACCAGAATGCTCTGAAATTCTTAGCAGAGGCTGTGCCGTTGTAAGCGTACAATAAAGTCCACTTAGCCATGTTCCTAGTTGGAACAGTAAACATTGTTGTCAATGTATTAGCAGTAAGATTCTTGCCTACGGAATGTGGTCTACTCATTTAAGTACCAGAGTTAGTAAAGTAATAATAATGAATCCAGCAGTACCTAGGAGAATCTGTTCTAGTCTCTTTAGTCTAGCATTAATCTGTTCGTAGCGAATCTTACAGACTTCTTCGTGGCTTAGGAGTTTTAATTCAGCTTCTGTCATTATTCAGCCCCTTCTGCTGGTAATGGTGTGTTGCCTTCAGCTACCCATTTTAGATATGCTTGGTAGTCGGTGTTGGCTGGATCAAAAGGGATACAAAGAATATATCCGCTATTGTTATTTTTAATAACATCAGCAATTTTGTTTGTTACAAAACTTTTGTATAGTTTATACATTTATAACTCCGCAGTAAATGCAACAAATGCAGAAGCATTATTAGTAGCAATAGTTCCACCCTTTCCATCTGTACCACTAACAGAACCAGTTGTTTCAAGTTGTGTTGTTGTTTCAGTAGATCTGGTTATATAAAAACTATCAAATGGGTCTGCACTACCTGATGTATAGAAAATATAATAGCTTGTTCCATTTGTATAAGAAAGTGCTGGAGGGGTTCTCATAGATACTGGAAAATGGAATGCACCAAGAATATAAGAACTACCATAATAACTTCCCATTGCTAGTTGTTTAGAATTTCCAGATGCTAGTAAATAGTAATACCTCTGACACAAAGCCAATTCAGTTCCATAAGGTCTGTAATCAAAGCTAGTAGCTGTAGAGCCTACCTCTAGCTGAACTCCTGTGATGTAGAAAGTTGCCCCGTTTGTGCCGACTACTGATGTTGCGCCTGTTGCTGAAGTGTATAAAGTCCCTGCCCATGCACCAGCAGTTCCGCTTACTGTTGAACCTGACCCCAAACTAAAATTAACATTTATTCCACCAGTGTTGTCAGTGTTCCAAGTTCCTGTTGTGTCACCAGCAATGGTTACTGTTTTAGATTCAAATGTGTTCGCAGATAAAATAGTATAAGTAAATGGATAACACCGAGAGAAATTACTATTAGCAAGAACTCCACCAAATGTTCCAGTTAATGAACTACGAACTTGAAAAGATAAAGTTACAGTTTTTGCGTTTGCAGTTCCCCAGCCAAAATCGGCAATGTTGAATCCCTCAATACTTTGTTGAAGTAAACAATATTCAGAAGCACCAATAGAATAAGCAGAAGTGGAAGTTGCTACTAATGATTTTGAAAACCCTGTGGCAGTTGTTGAACTCTGTTGCACACTAAATTTTGATGCTACATTTAGAACTGCTTGCCATCTATCTAATGTATAAGCAGAAGAAGCAGGAGTAACACTAGCACCAGCATTACGCTGGTCAATCACCATCGCCCCGTTTATGATGCGATTCTTGAATCCAAAGCTACTATCGGAGTTAAACTCTCCAGCCTGTGTAATTCCATTTGTACCATCAATAATTACTGGCATATTAAACCTCTATTTGTTTTAACTGCTCAAGCGTTGTGGCTTGGTCAGCTAGTTGGGTAATATCTCTTAGCCGTTGTTTCTCAGCTACGATAGCAGTCGTATCAGCACCCGACTCTAATGCTCT